AGAACAAAAATGTTTTAAATCATTTAAAGATTTAATTGATGTCTTTAACAACAAAGATAAGATGGATAGCATCAAGTAAGTGTATTAATAGTTTATCTATTGAGCTAGGTTGCGTTTTAATAAATAATTGTAAATGTATGATGGATTATACTTCTTTAAAAAACAGAATTAAAAAACATGAAGGTTTTAGAAATACTGTTTATTTAGATTCTTTAGGCAAAGCCACTATCGGTTATGGTCATCTATTAACTGAAGATGATGATTTTGAAGAAGGTATTCAATACGATAAATCTATATTAGAAAATTTATTTGATAAAGATTTTAATAACGCTGCTTACAATGCAGAACAATTATTAGAAGGATATACAGTTGCACCACTTGCTAGAGAAGTGATTATTGAAATGGTATTTCAATTAGGTATTGGTGGTGTTTCAAAATTTAAAAAAATGTTTGAAGCATTAAAAGAATATGATTATAGAAGAGCTGCTGCGGAAATGTTAAACTCAGCATGGTATAGACAGACACCAAGCAGATGCGAAGAGCTGTCAAACTTAATGAGAAAGTGTCAGGCATAAATGTTACCTATGTTAAATGCAATAGCGCCAATCGCTAAAATATTATTCAACACAATAGATAAAGCTGTTGAAGATAAAGATTTAAACGCAAGATTAAAAGCTGATTTACAGACTCAGTTATTACAATCTAATACTGAAGAACTTAAAGCTGCTGCTAAAGTTATAGAAGCCGAAGCTAAAGCTGGTTGGTTTGCAAGTTCTTGGAGACCATTATTAATGTATGTATTAATATTTGTACTTGTATTTAATTATATATTTGCACCAATTATTAAGATGATAACTGGAGCTATTATTGGATTTGAATTACCAGGTGATGTTTGGACATTATTACAAATAGGTTTAGGCGGATATGTAGTTGGTCGTTCAGGGGAAAGCATAGCTAGAACTTTAGCTAATAGACCAAAAGAATAAAAGTGTTTAAAAAACTAAGTGATATAATCGCAAAGTTTCTTTGCGGAGACCAAAACATTCCTAAAAAAAAAGTAATTAGATTTAAAAGAAAGTTAAAAAGATAAAATGTATTTTATTGTTGTTTATATGATTTTATCCACAAATGGATTTGAAGTTCCTTATACTGTATTTAATAGTGAAAAAAATTTTCCTAATAAAGAAAGCTGTGAAACTTACGTTAAAACTAATTCCAATATTATTAAAAATGATATATATACAGAAGTGTTAAAAACAGAATATACATTAAAAGAAATTTTAAATATATTATGTTTAAAAATACCAATGAATAACGCATGATTAATTATAGAGGAGAAAGATTTTCAGGTTATAACAAACCTAAATCTACACCAGGTCAAAGAAAGAAGTCAGCAGTTCTTGCTAAACAAAATGGCAAAGTAAAACTTGTTCGTTTTGGTGATCCAAATATGAAAATTAAAAAACATATAGAAGCAAGACGCAAGTCTTTTAGAGCTAGACATAAGTGTTCAACTGCAAAAAATAAATTATCTGCAAGATTCTGGAGTTGTCGTTCTTGGTAAATGTTTCATTATATTTATAAAATAACTAATAAAATTAATAATAAATATTATATTGGTAGGCATAGTACCAAAAAATTAAAAGATTATTATTTTGGAAGTGGTATTGGAATTAACAATGCTGTTAAAAAATATGGCAAAAAAAATTTTATATTTGAAATAGTTGCTCAATCAAAAAGTACAGAAGATTTATGGCAATTAGAAAAGCAAATTGTAAATGAGACTATTGTAAAAGACAGAATGTCTTATAACCAAACTTATGGTGGAAAATGTTATCTTGATGGTTTAAAAAAATATAATAAAAAAAAATTTAAAGAACATCAAAAGCAAGCAGGATTAAAAGGCGGTAAAGCAACAAAGCATTTAAGAACTAAAGAGTGGCATAAAAAGGGTCAAAAAATTTCATGCAAAAGTAGAAGTAAAAAATATGTATATGAAATTATAACTAATAATAATATAAAATATATTGTTGATGGTTCAGAGTTTTTTGAATTGTGTAAAAAAAATAATTGGAATTATAATACTTTATCTTGGAGAAAAGGTTTTGGTAAATTAATATCAAGAGGAAAATTAAAAGGTTTTCAGGTAAATATTATAAAACATCCAAAAATTAATGGCTAAGAAAAAATTTAGATTACAAAGTGTTGGATTTTGTAAGTCTTGTAATATAGAAATTATTAATACGGATTCTTTTGTTATCTACGCAGATAGAAACTGTCAGCATACAAGCTGCATGGAGAAAGAATATAACGATGGCATTTCTAAACCACAACATCCCAGTTTGGAAAGCAAACATCAGACTAGAGTTTCTATATGATAAAGAAAAACATATAGGAGAAGAAGAGGAATGTTTAATACATTCTATAACTACATTGGAAGGTAGAACTCCATTGTTTAATATTATTCTTCCAAATGGTGCAAACTATGCAAGACTTCCTATTCATGCTTTCTTTGCAGATGGATATAAAAGAAATCAAGTTAAAGATTTGCAATTAAAAGATTTAGCTTATTGGGATTGTCTATCTTATTACGCAGGTATTGTTGAATACAATGCACTAGCTACTTCTCAATGTAAGTTCTTAGATAGAAATAATCAAATGCACAAAGCTAACTATGAATTCTCAATAGATTATTGCCAACCAGATATTAACTTATTAAACACTACCTATTCAGAAATATCACCGGAACATAAGCATCATCATATATTAGAGATAGCAGAGGGTGATGAATGGCAAGGAAATTATGCACTAATGCCAAACAATAGAATATTATTTAATTTACCTAATTTTACTGTTAAAGATAATATACCAGATTATAAAACTAATATGGATTATCCAAGCGTAGAGACTGACGGTTGGAGAACAGAAAATGATGATAGTCAATTTTACAATACAAAGGAGTAACTATGCCACTAAGTAAAAAAGGAAAAAAGATAATGAAAGAGATGCAAAAGCAATACGGTAAGAAGAGAGGTGCTTCTGTATTCTATGCTTCGTTTAACAAAGGTATAATCAAAGGAGTTAAAAAATAATGGCAATGGTAAATAGACCCACAAACCCAAAGTTATATGCAAGAATAAAAGCATTAACTAAAAAGAAGTTTAAAGTATATCCAAGCGCTTATGCTAACGCTTATCTTGTAAAGACTTATAAGAAAAAAGGTGGCGGATATAGAACGGTGAAAAAATAATGAGAAAAGATTTTTTTGGTAAGAAGAATAAAAATAAGAAAAAAAAGAATGGCTTTCCAGATTTAAATAAAGATGGCAAAGTTACATTTAAAGACATTCTTATTGGTAGAGGTATAATTAAAAAGAAAAATGGCTAACGGTTTAGATAAATGGTTTAACCAAAAGTGGGTAGATATACGTTCTAAAAAGAACGGTATGTATCAACCTTGTGGTAGGCAAAAAGGTTCAGGTAGAAAATATCCTAAGTGTGTACCTATGTCTGTCGCTAGTAGAATGAGTGAATCACAAAAGCGTTCTGCTATTCAAAGAAAGATTATTGCTGAAAAAAAATCAAGACAAAATAAGAAACCAAATTACGCAAAGACTTTTGCAAGATAATTAATATAGGGAGCTATTACACTCCCTATACTTCTACGCTAGATAAAAACAAATAAAGACACTTTCATAATTGACATAGTCAATATTCATTTGGCAGTCTTTTTCTCCAAAGGAATTCATCAATTAGTTAATCTTTTCATACAAAGTTTTAAAAACTCTACGCTTTAATTTAGAATTGTAATATCCATAATATCCCACTATCTCTTTTTTTTTAGTCATGTCTCTCTTCTTAGTTATTTTACAACTTACAATACGCATACCAATTATTATTTAACTGGCTATATCTTCAAACTTTAAATCCTTCATACCAAGTTCAAATGCAGCTTTCCTTTTTTTCTCAGCTAATTTCAGCGCTTCTTCCTCTAACTTCTTTTCTTTTTCAAGCAGAGTATAATATCGCTTTTCCATTTTTACTTGTTTTTTAGGATCAAGTTCATTTTCCATCTTTATCCTTTTGCTTTACTTGTTTAACACTAGCTTTTAAAAATCTAATATTAGTTACTTCCATAGACTTTAAGTCGCTAGGTTTTTCTGACAGCGCAGCTTTCTCTGCACTATCAAAAATCTCTTTAAACTTTGCATTGAATTCGTAAAAATAAGTTTTTTCAAATTTCATTTACCGGATATATTTCATTAACCTTTAAAGAACTTATCTTTGCTAGTTGTTGATGATTTATTTTAATCTTTCTCTGCGGATAACGTTCATCTTTAGATAAGAGATTAGCTTTAGCTAAATCATTTACGATTGCATTTGATCTACTTCTAGTAAAGCCAAAGCGATTACCAATTTCTATTAGAGTAGGGGAATATTTTTTATCTCTAACAAATTCAGCAATGTAATTTAATACATCCGCCTTGACTTTACTTAAGAAGATATAGTCTTTACCATTCTTTCTATTCATTTTTTATCCTTTGCAAATAAACTATGAACGTTAGAATGTTTATAAGAGTCCACACCTGAACTCTTAATAGTATCTAGTTCTAATAATAATTGATCCAAAAACCATTTGCACTTTCTTGTATCTTCAATGGCTTTCTCTAAAGTAAAACCATTCTTACTACCAAAACGCATAATGTATTTCATTATAGAAGCTCTAAGATAGCCAACCATTTCTCCCTCAGATAACTGAGAACAAATAGCATGGATAGTCTCTATCGCTTTATTCTTATAATGACTTGGATTAATATTATCGTTCATAGATTAAAACGGCATTTTATCTTTTGTTGCTTCTTTAAATGGATTCACCTTGATTGATATATCAGGTGCTTTTTCATTCTTCTTAGCTGTGTTAATCCAACCAGAGATTGACCATTTTTTTCCATCAATCATACCACTCCCTGTATATTGAGGGTCTTGTTTTCCCTCTATACGCTTTGCGTTTTTCCATAGAGAAAGTGTATTGTCGTATTTATCTGCCATTGTTACTCCTTGTTCTTACTGTTTGCTCTGCTTTTTTTCTAGCTTGTAGTATTTTGCCGTAGAAGTCTTGATCCTCAACTTGCATGAACTGTAGCTTATCAGAATACTGCGACCATATTTGTTGCAAGTTCTTTTCCAATACGCCAGGTGTTGTTGAAAATTTTTCTGCATCTTGTATCTTAATAATGATTTCATCTTTAGCTACATCAACTGGTTGTGATTTAGCTTGAGCATAACCATTATTAAAATTAGGTGTTGATTTAATAAAATCATTCATCTCCTCAAAGGTAGCAAGTTCAGATCCAGCAAATCCTGCTATCCCTAAAGCTCTACCAATAGATACTGATTCTATCTTCTCAAACTCTTTATCTTTCTTTACTGTCTGTTTAGAATGTCCAGTTCCAATTAACTTTCCATCCAAAAAGATTTCCGTTTGAAACATTGCTAGACCATCTGGATATGTTGTTGTTGTCTTAACGCATAGTCTCTCACCAAACTTTTGTCTTACAAAGTTCAGTCTATCAACTACCTTTAGATATTTTCTACCTTGAATATTAATGAAATTGTCTTTAGTATTTTCACTAAATTCTCTGATAGCATCTATCAGGTTTATGTTTTCCATTTTCTCTCCTTTGTTATTGTTAGTTGATTTCATATCCCAAATAAATGTCTTATTGCTTCAACCGCAACTAATGCAAGCATAGCAATAATAAACATTTCAAATCTATCGTTTGTCATTTTTATAATAATTTAAAAATCTATTTATGTATTCATTAGGTATATCATTCCAAAAGAAATCTTGTTTCTTTCTAATGTCTGAAAAATCTGGTTTAATTAAACTAGCTAATACATAAGGATTGCCATTGGCTAACTTTAATTTCTGTTCCCAAATCTTTTGATACATAACCAATTCATCTAAATAATATTTTAAGTTTTCAGGTTTTAAATCATCGCAATTATTCTCATCAAATACTTTATATTCAAAATGATTAGCATAGATAAGAACAGGTTTCTTACCGCCAGTTGCATAACTATAAGCTGCCATTTGCATACAGTCAGAATGGAAAGGAACACTTGGTACAGCTCTCTTACTATATGAATAACCTTTTTTAGTTTTAATAACTGAACCAAATATATTCTTTAAATCTACAATGTAATCCTCTCCCTCTAAATCTATAAACATTTTAAAGTAAGTTCCTATGCCGTCTATCCAAGTTGCATATTCAGTTTCATAATTCCAATTTTGTTTTGGCAAACTATCTATTGCAGTTTGAAATTGTTTTAATGTTAATTTAAAATTTTTAGCCATGTAATATCTTTTGGCTTTATCTTTTTCATCTATTGGTTTTTCAGCTTTTAAAGATTTGAATAATGATTTGTCTTTACTGAAGATAACATCTTTTAATGATTCTTTTTTGCAAAGAATTTTTTGTACTGCATTATGAATAATATTTCCCATTGTGAAATGAGAACGCTTAGGAAGTTTCAATCTTTCTTCAGCAGTTAGTACAATGTAATTAAAAAATCTTTTATCTTCTGATAATTTATTTTGAGACACACTAGCATACTCTAAACCAAATGCTTTGTATGCTGGATCTGTTATCCTCAAATCATTCATAAACGAATCAGTATAACTATTTACAGTTTATTGCAATACTATAATCAAATGATTTATTTATAATTTAAAAGATATGTAAATCAATTAGTTATATTTATTTTAATAACCTTAGGTTGTAATTGTTGATAAATTATTGACAGTCCATTCAAATCAAATTAGTTAAACGAATCACAATGAACCAAAATAAAAAACTTAGAATACTTTCATTAGGAGCAGGTGTTCAATCATCAACATTAGCTTTAATGATTAACAAAGGAGAAGTTCCAATGGTTGATGCTGCTATTTTTGCGGACACAGGTGGAGAACCTAAAGCTGTTTATAATTGGTTAGATTGGTTAAAAACACAATTATCTTATCCTATTCATATTGTTTCAAAAGGTAATTTAAGAGATGATATAATAAAAGCTGTAAATGGAACTTATAAATTTATGTCAGTTCCTTTTTATACAAAAAATCCAATTACAAATAAAAAAGGTTTATTATTTAGACAATGTACTGCTGATTATAAAATACTTCCAATTAATCAAAAAGTAAGAGAGCTTCTTGGTTTGAAGAAGAGAGAAAAAAGAAAAGTTGGAATGAACGTTGAAATGATAATGGGAATATCAATGGATGAAATATATAGAGTTAAAGTTAATAGATTAGATTACATCACAAACGTATATCCATTAATTGATTTAAAAATGAATAGACAAGATTGTATTAATTGGATGGCAAAAAATAATTATCCAAAACCACCAAGATCAGCTTGTACTTTTTGTCCATTTCATAACAACGAAGAATGGTTGCTTGTTAAACAAAACAAAAAAGAATGGGAACAAGTTGTAGAACTAGATAAATTAATTAGAAAAGGAACTAAAAAAAATACAGACGAAGTATTTCTACACAAAGATTGTTTGCCAATTGACCAGGTAAATTTTGAAAGTAAAAAAGATAATCAAATTAATTTATTTAACAATGAATGTGAGGGGATGTGCGGAATCTAATTGAAGCATCAATTGATATTGGTAGCGGATTTATAATAGCTTTATTAATACAATTATATATTTTTCCTCTGTTCGGTTTATATCCTAGTGTTTTAGTAGGAATTAAAATTGCATTAATATTTACCGTTGTATCAATATTACGTTCTTGGTTTTGGAGAACGTTATTTAAAAAAATATGATTGAAGTTAAATTAGACGAATACGAAATATTAGCAGCTGGTTATACAGCTTTGCTTCGTATTACTGAAAGCATGAGACAACAAATTGAATGGGGTCATGGATATAAAGGAACGTTTAGTAAAAAGATTGCAGACTCAATGTCAGGTACACTTGGAGAATTAGCTGTAGCAAAATGTTTAAAGACTAACTTTAATTATCATGTAAATAATTTTAAAGGCGCAGATTTATATTATAAAAATAGAAGAGTACAAGTTAGAACTCAAGAACCTAAACCAGATAATTTCTTAATTATAAGGCAAGATAGTTCAGCTAATGAAATTTACATCTTGGTTATTGATCGTTGTCCATTGTTTAGAATTATAGGTTATATTAATTCATCAGATGTGATTGGCAATGGGGAATACCTAACTGACTTTGGTTATACAGATAGACCAAAAGTTTATGCTGTACCTTTTCAAAATTTATTTCCAATAGAGTTGATATTCAATGAGTGATAAATTTAATTATCAAAGGGTTGAGGTTTGTTGGTATGATATTTGTAATGCCGATGGTGCTTGGTTAACAGAAGCAGAGGTATTAAATCATAAACTTGCAGAGTGTACTTCCGTTGGTTTTCTATTTTCTAAAACTAGAACTACAATTAAAATATTTTCTTCATACAGTTTTAACACAGATGGGTCGGTAGATTTTGCAGATGTGGTTGCACTTCCCACAGGAACAATCAAAAGCATTACAGTAATATGACTGAAACAAAAAAAATAATACTATTTGCTTTTATCATTTCAGTTTGTTTAACTATTGCAATATTCTTATAATCATGGACATTAATTATTATTATAAAATGCAGCATAAGATTATTAAGGATTTTAATATGCAAAAGGAATTTGAAAAAAAACAATTAGCAGAAGATAAACGATTAAACAAAGTTAGAGTTAAGTTCATATCAATTGTATTTGTTCTTATTATTATTTTAATCTTAATATGAAATTAGTTTTAATTATTTTATTAATGAATGGTCATATCATTACATTTGATTTTTATGATGAGAACT